AATAATAATAATAATATTACAACAACAAATAGTCATAATAAGACATTTAATTTACAATTCTTTTTAAATGAAACATGTAAAGATGCAATGAATATAATGGATTTTGTAGATTCTCTCAAATTACAGCTTTCGGATTTAGAAAATGTAGGGAAAATAGGGTTTGTAGAAGGTATTTCAAATATTATAGTAAAAAATCTAAATTCACTCGATGAAACAAAAAGACCCATTCATTGTACAGATTCAAAGAGAGAAGTAATGTATGTTAAAGATGAAGATAAATGGGAAAAAGATAATGAAGAAAAGAAGAAACTAAGAAAAGTCATAAAGCATGTTGCTCATAAAAATTCTAAAATGCTAAAGGATTTTAAAGCAAAACATCCTGATTGTGAAAAAAGTGATTCCAAATTCTCAGACCAATATAATAAATTAATTATTGAAGCTATGGGAGGAAAAGGGGACAATGATTTAGAAAAAGAGGATAAAATCATTAAAAATATTGCAAAGAAGGTTGTAATAGATAAGACTTTAGATGTAAGTTAATTATAATAATATTAAATATTGAATAGTATTATAATGTCAAAGCAAGTAGTAAGTGAAATTCCGAACAGAGACGCCTTTTTTCATTTATTAAAAAACAATCCTGGTCTAATAGTAATAAAATTAGGAGCAGAATGGTGCGGACCTTGTAAACAAATTAAACACGTAGTACACGCATTTTTTGCGTCATCTCCGCCACAAGTTGTATGCGCAGATATAGATGTAGACCAGTCATTTGATTTTTATTCTTTTTTAAAGAGTAAGAAAATGGTGAACGGTATTCCAGTATTATTATGTTATAAAAAAGGGAACGGAACATATATTCCAGATGATGCTGTAACAGGCTCAGACGCAGGACAATTACATAATTTTTTTAGAAGATGTGGTAATCACTTAGCAACTGCGTTAAAAAACAATCCTGTTTAACTATTTTTAGGTATTTTTAGGTAATTATAAAAAAAAATGAATTAAAAATATAGTATTATATTATAATATAAAAAATGGTTAAATATACTTGCGAAAAATGCGGAAAAGAGTTCAAACAGAAATCACATTACAACACACATATGAATAAGAAAAATCCGTGTGTTACTGAGAGCAAAATAAAAGAGATGATTGATAATGCAGTTAAAGCAAAATTAGTTCAAATTAATCATGATGAAGATATTGTCGTTGAAACTATCAATAAAGAGCTCGATAATTTTAATAAATTAGTAAAACAAGTGGAACATAATAAAATAAAAACACCGAAACCTATATTGAAGTGGGTTGGAGGTAAAACACAAATCATAGATAAATTAATTGTTGAATTTCCAACTGAAATAAATAATTATCGCGAAATATTTTTGGGAGGAGGAAGTGTTTTGTTAACCTTGTTATCTTATGTTAAATCAGGTCTAATAAAAGTACACGGGAATATTTATGCGCATGATTTAAATGAACCATTAATTTATATTTATAAAAATATACAAACTAATCATAATCAGTTGTATGATAAATTACAGGAAATCATTAGAGAGTTTAATAAATGTGGAGATGGAGAAATCAATAGAGAACCGAAAAATATTGATGAAGCAAAAATATCAAAGGAAAATTATTACTATTGGACTAGGATTGAATATAATAAATTATCTTTTAATGATAAAAAAACAATATTAGGTTCCGCTATGTTTATATTCTTAAACAAAACGTGTTTTAGAGGTGTTTTTAGAGTTGGTCCCAAAGGGTTTAATGTGCCATATGGTCATTATAACAATCCAGAAATAATAAATAAAGAGCATTTGGATGAAATACATGATTTAATTCAAGGTGTAATCTTTGAATGCTGTGATTATAATACGTCTTTGGCCAGTATTGAAGACAATGATTATATATATTTAGACCCGCCATATGCTCCTGAAACAGAAATATCATTTGTCGGTTACACTGAAAATGGGTTTAGTTTGGATAATCATAATAATTTATTTAAATTAATTCATAAATTAACAGCAACAAATAAAAAAATGATGCTAAGTAATGCTGATGTAAGCTTAGTTCGTGAAAATTTTATAGACCAAAGATATAATATAACTTCTATTTTATGTAAAAGGGCCATCAATGCTAAAAATCCAGACGCAAAGGCAAAGGAAGTTATTATCAAGAATTATTAATTATTGCTGTCTGAACACATAAAATCTATAATATTTTTCTTATATTCTTCATCATTACCCCAAAATATGGGTATATTTATATCTGATAAATATTTTAATACACTTTTATATTCATCGCGTTTAAACCAGTCAGAGAGACAGTAAATATAATGGATTTTAAAATTAGGAAATAAATTAGAGTAGTGGTATTTTTTAAAAGCCGCTGTTTGTATTTTTTCATCAACAGAACCAGGTGTTTGTTGGAATTTTTTCTCTATAATAAATATATTTTTTCTTGTTAAATCTATGTATGCTTCATCTGGTTCCTTACATCCCGCCGCTGATTGTATACTAGTATCTTTCTCTCCAATATTTTCCATATATTTATGAAGAATTGATTTATTCGCATTTATCAGTTCATTTTCATATCCAATAAATTTAATTACTTTTGATTTATTTTTTTTATTTTCATTACATTCAGAGTATAATGTTTCTAAATTTGTCTTCTCTTCATATGATAGTCCGTTTTTATTTGTGTTAGCTCCACCGGCACCTGTACCTTTATTTACAATTAAAACTGGGTGTTCGTCATCTTCTTCAATAATTAACATTTTTTTCTTTACAGGTTTAATGGTATCAATAATAGTTTCAGATTGGTCTGTCATTTCTGTATTATATTTATAATATACAATTAGTATTTAAACTTTAATCAATTTTTTATTTATTCATAAAAAATTAATTTTAAAAATCTTTACAAGGTAAATAAAATATAATAGTATATTATATGAAATCATTAACGAATTTATTTATACTTTTTTTTATTCTTATTGTTCTAGGGTTCTTGTATAGAAGATTTGAAGATAAACGAATGAAAGAAGAAAATAATGAAAATTATGAAGCTATCCAAAAATATTTATTAGATGATGTAACTTTAGCTAAGAGTAAAAAGCCTATTTTGTGGATTCATGTCCCATATGAATACAATTCGCGAAATTGGTTAAGTTTTGGCTCACGTAGTTCATTTAATTTAAACCAACCTTATTTATATTTAACGGTTAAAAGTATTATAACACAATGTGACAATTCATTTACTGTTTGTATTTTTGACGATAATGCGTTTCATAGATTAATCCCTGGTTGGGATATTAACATGACTAGCATTTCGGACCCTATTTTAGCCAATATGCGAACATTAGGATTCATGAAATTGCTATATATTTATGGTGGCTTAATGTGTCCTATTTCTTTTTTATGTATGAAAGATTTAAGCGGACTTTACTATAAAGGTACACGAAGTAAAAAAATGTTTGTCTGTGAAACAACTGACCGCAATATTACATCTACTGATTTTGATTATTATCCATCTATTACCTTTTGTGGTGCGCCAAAAGAGTGTGAAACTGTAAAAATGGCATGTGATTTCATTCAACGCACAATGTCGACTGATTATACAGCAGAATCTAAATTTTTAGGTAGCTTTGACAGATGGTGTCAAAAACGCATACAAAGTAAGGAAATCAACATGATAGACGGTGTTGAGATTGGAACAAAAACAATTGATGAAAAACCAATACTAATTGAAGATTTAATGTCTAACCAATATTTGAATTTGTACAAGGGAACATATGGTATTTTAATTCCTGCGGATGAAGTATTAAAACGTAAAAATTACGAATGGTTTGCTAGATTATCTGCTAAGCAAGCAATGCAATCAAATACTATTATTGGCAGTTATTTATTGTTGGCAAATGCTCCGGATGCCAAAGGAGGAATATTGGAGCCATATGAAACAATTGCGAATAAAGAAATTGAAGACAAGTTTGTAGGATTTTGGAAAACGCCAGATTATCCAGGTCTATATGGTCTTAAGCCAAATTTTTTAGGTGATAACTTAATCAAGTTACCATATCCTGGTCGTTAAATTACTTTAATACCAAAATAGAGAAAAAATTATAACACTAATTAATAGTATATTTATATTTAATTTGATAGTTTAAATTATATATAATTATTATTTTTTTCCAAAATAATCTTTAATAGTTTTTGTTTGTTTTTGTGTTTTAAATGATATTATTTCTGCTTCTAGTTGTTTATTTTTTTCTTCTGTTTGTAAAAGTTTTTGTTGGGTTTGTAATAGTTCTTGTTGGGTTTGTAATAGTTCTTGTTGGATTTGTAATAGTTTATCTGTTAGAATTTTTTTTTCTTCAACAAATTTGTTATCAACTAATGTTATCTCTGAATTTACATATTTAATTTCATCTACTTTTGGTGAGCCAAATATTTCATCAGTGAATACAATGTTAATACTATCTTCATTAAATATTGTAATTAATTCTTCTTTTGTTGTAGATGTTGAAGTAAATGAACCTATTACTAGTGAGTAATAATAGATGCTCTCGTCAAATTTCGTTTTTTTTTTATTTTTTGTAAGCTCAATTTGTGTTTTTAGTTTTCTCAATACGCAAGGATAATCATCACTTAATTGTGGTTTTAGTTCACAAAATAAACTAACATAATTATTACTCATACATATGTCTATCTCATATTGATTATTTTTATTTAATACCACATAGAAACTATAGATACTATAGTTATCAGTATGTTTTTTAATAATATTATTATAATATTCTATCCTATATTTTTCATAATGTTTATTAAAATTTTCTTCGTACTTATGCTTATATTCTGTTTGATATTTATTTTTAATTTCTTGTAATTTTACTACAGAAACTAAACTATAACTATCCCAAGATAAATTTGTAATATTTCTTTTTAATTGTTCAATGATACTTTTGGCCCTATCACCAGTATTATATATAGTTTCATCAAGTTTAGGTTTTTTTGGTTCAATAGGAATAGCTTCAACACATGGAATATGTATTCGTTTAACATATTTTGGTTTTTTATTTGTTTTGTCAAACTGAACTAAAAATGGGTTTACCTTATTAGTAATTATTTGTTGTAATACTCTTTTCTCTTCTACTGTATGTATATAATCAGAATCATTGTATGATTTATTAGAATCATTACCAAAATACCATTTTACATATTTGTCATAATTTATTCCTAATTCATTACAAAATTCCTTTTCTTTTTGAATTTTAATTTGTTCTCTTTTTTTTTCATATATTTTTAATTCTTTTTCGTAATTATTAACATCTATTTGATTTTGTTTAATATTATCTACATAAAATTTCATATCGCTATCATAACAAGACATTTTACTTTTATACGCGTTCATTTCGTTTTCATACTCATGTATTTTTTTTTCATACTTATTCATTTCTTCTTTATCCATACTTA